TGGTAAATCTACTACAGTCGTATCTTACCTTTTGCACTATGCTGTCTTTAATGATAGTGTGAATATTGGCATTCTGGCAAACAAAGCAGCAACCGCAAGAGAACTCCTTGGTAGGTTACAAACTGCATATGAAAACTTGCCCAAGTGGATGCAACAAGGTATCATATCATGGAACAAAGGATCTCTGGAATTAGAAAATGGCAGTAAGATATTGGCAGCTTCTACGTCTGCAAGTGCTGTCCGAGGTATGTCGTTCAACATCCTCTTTCTCGACGAGTTCGCGTTCGTCCCGAATCACGTTGCTGACTCGTTCTTTGCCTCTGTGTATCCTACTATTACTTCTGGTAAAAACACCAAAGTAATTATCGTATCTACCCCACACGGTATGAATCACTTCTACCGTATGTGGCACGATGCGGAGAAGAGGAAGAATGAATATATTCCAACTGATGTTCATTGGAGTGAAGTTCCAGGAAGAGATGAAAAGTGGAAAGAAACCACAATTGCCAACACTTCGGAACAACAGTTCAAGGTTGAGTTTGAATGTGAGTTTCTAGGATCTGTTGATACTCTGATTGCACCAAGCAAATTAAGAACTCTTATCTATGATAATCCAATTCAAAGAAATGCTGGATTAGATGTATATGAGCCATCAAAAGAAAATCATGATTATGTAATGACAGTTGACGTTGCAAGGGGAGTTGGAGAAGACTACTCTGCATTTGTTGTTGTAGACATTACTGAGTTTCCCCACAGAGTTGTTGCCAAATATAGAAACAATGATATCAAACCGATGTTATTCCCCAATATCATCTATGAGGTAGCGAAGAGCTATAATAGTGCATTCATCTTATGTGAGGTGAATGATATTGGAGATCAGGTTGCAAGTATTCTTCAGTATGATCTTGAGTATCAGAATCTGTTGATGTGTTCTATGCGAGGTAGAGCAGGACAGATTGTTGGCCAAGGATTCTCTGGCAAAAAGACACAGTTAGGTGTCAAGATGTCCAAGACGGTTAAGAAGGTTGGATCTTTAAACTTAAAAACTCTGATTGAAGAAGATAAGTTGATCTTTAATGATTATGAGATTATTTCTGAATTGACAACTTTCATCTCAAAGCATAATTCGTTTGAAGCAGAAGAAGGATGTAATGATGACTTGGCAATGTGCCTTGTCATTTATGCATGGTTAGTCCAGATGGACTACTTCAAAGAACTTACTGATCAAGACGTTCGTAAGAGATTATACGAAGAACAGAAAAATCAAATCGAACAAGACATGGCACCCTTTGGTTTTCTAGATGATGGATTGGGTGAAGAAAGTTTTACTGATAATAGTGGAGATAGATGGTATAACGCATCAGAATATGGAGAAACTGCAGGTGGAATGGACTACATGTGGAATTATCGATAATGGAGTTTGACAAACAAATAAAGCTAGGACATCTTCTACTTAATGATAGAAAATGTAGAACTTGTGGAGAAGTAAAAAATCTAATAGACGGATTTTATAGAACAAGAAAAGACAAAGGACCAGTCGCATCATCATACTCTTATGAATGTAAAGAGTGTACGATTAAACGAATTGTAGAAAATAAAAAGAAGAAAGATCCACATACTGATTGGACATATCCAGATTGGTAGTTCACGTCCAGTTTACTCCCTGAAAAAGTTTATTTTAATAAATATTTTCAGATAAACTGAGACTACGGAGAAAAAAATGGCGACTCCTCAATTATCTCCTGGAGTGATTACTAGGGAAGTTGATCTAACAGTCGGTAGAGCTGATAATGTACTTGCAAACATTGGTGCCATTGCAGCACCATTTCAAATTGGCCCTGTAGATGAACCAACAGACATCATTACGGAACAGCAACTTATTGATGTCTTTGGAAAACCAATGTCAACAGATACTCATTACGAGTACTGGATGTCCGCATCATCGTTTCTTTCCTATGGAGGAGTTCTCAAAGTCGTAAGAACAAACGGAACAAACCTCAATAACGCAAATGCTGGTGTAAGTGTTGCAAGCACAACTGATGCAAAGATTAAAAACTTTGATGATTATGAATCCAATTTCAGTGATGAAACAGTTGGTTTTACTTATGCAGCAAAGAATCCCGGAACCTGGGGTAATGGATTAAAAATCTGCTTTATTGATGACTTGGCAGATCAAACGATTGGAATTAACACCACCAATCCTAGCAATGCTGGTATGACGATCGGTTTCGGTGTTACCACTACTCTGAGTGGCACTCTCGCTGGAGTCGGCACCACCTCCACTATCGGAGGACATCTGAAAGGTATTATCACTGGTGTTACCACTGATGCAGTAAANGGATCTTCTACGATTGATGTTAAGATCGTTTCTAGAGTATCTTCTGCAGGGACTGAGACTAAGATCGACTACAAAGAAAATGATTCTCTCTCTTCCTTCGGAAGTGGAGATACAATTCACTTTGTTAACAACTCTGGTGTTAACACTGGTGGTGGGCATGTTACTGCTCTTCCAGGAACTGCTGGAACAGTGACTGACTGGTACAATAGTCAGCAACTTTCTCTTACAAACTCCACGATTTATTGGAAACAACTTGCACCAAAACCTGTAACTAACCAGTTCAGTCTGGACAGAAATAGTAAAGGTGACGCAATGCACATTGTTGTCATTGATGACAATGGAACTATTACTGGAGTCAAGGGATCGGTTCTTGAGAAAAACCTCTTCGCCTCTAAGGCAGCAGATGGAGTATCTTCCGTTGATTCTCCAGAAAGAAGTTACTACAAAGATATCCTGTCACAAAGATCGAGATATGTTTATGCAGGAAGAAATCCATCTGCATACACTGATTCGTACTATTCAACTGCACCAAGAGCAACTGGATTCTCTACTGACTTCACGCCAGTAACCACTGCTGCAGGACTTTGGGCACAGGATACCCAAGACGTTACTTTCTCTGCGATCGGAAACATAACTTACACCCTCGCTGGAGGAAAACTCTACAGCAATCAAGGTGGAATGACAGCGACTCTTGGAGATCTTGCTGCTGCGTATGATCTTTTCTCCAACAAAGATGAGATTGAAGTTGACTTCTTGATCAATGGCCCTGGGTTGACTGTCGAAGAAGAGTCTCAAGCAAAAGCAAATAAATTAATCGCTATTGCTGAAGCGAGAAAGGATTGTGTTGCTTGTATTTCTCCACATAGAGCAAATGTTGTTAATGTATTAAGTGCATCAGATCAAACTAATAACGTCGTCAAGTTCTATGCACCCATATCAAGTTCCTCATATGCGGTTCTTGATTCTGGTTACAAGTACATGTATGATAGATTTAACAATCAATTCCGCTATATTCCTACTAATGCTGATGTAGCAGGATTGATGGTTAGAACTGAAATTGATCAATTCCCATGGTACTCTCCTGCTGGCCAGCAGAGAGGTGTTCTGAATAATGCAATTAAACTTGCATTTAATCCTAATAGGGCACAAAGAGATGCTCTCTATGAGTCAAGAATTAACTCAATCGTCAATCAACCTGGAGCAGGTGTTGTCCTCTTTGGTGATAGAACTGCATTAAATTTTGCTTCTGCGTTCGATAGAATCAATGTTCGCCGTCTCTTCCTCACAGTTGAGCAAGCACTTGAAGGAATTGCTAATGCTCAATTATTTGAGTTCAATGATGAGATCACGAGATTCAACTTCCTTAATGTTGTTGAACCATATCTTCGTGATATTCAAGCGAAAAGAGGACTCTTTGACTTCAGAGTCGTTTGTGATGAAACTAATAATACCCCTGAAGTGATTGACAATAATGAATTCCGCGCAGACATCTTCCTGAAACCAACTAAGTCTATCAACTTCGTCACTCTGACGTTCGTTGCTACTAGAACTGGAGTTGATTTCCAAGAAGTAACTGGTAGAGTTTGATTTTTTAAAATAATTACCAAAACGGAGAAATTTTAGAACAATGGCAAATTTAAAAACAATCTCTCAATTCAAATCCAGACTACAGGGCGGCGGGGCCCGCTCTAACCTTTTTGAAGTAAATATTGATGACTTCAAATTCGCGGATGACTGGGATAACGAAACTTTCCAATTTTTGTGCAAGGCTGCTCAGTTACCTGGAAGTAATATTGCTCCAATCTCTATTCCATTTAGAGGTAGAGAATTAAAAGTTGCTGGAGACAGAACTTTCGACGAGTGGACAGTAACAGTTATCAATGATGAAGACTTCAAACTGAGAAATTCTTTTGAAGAGTGGATGAACGGTATCAGTAAATTGTCTGATGGATCTGGTGCCACAAAACCAGATTCTTATATGGGTAATGCTAGAGTGAATCAACTTGGCAGAGGGTACAATCAAAACAGATTTGCTGAGAGAAATAGTGTGGATGGCAACAATGCTGCTGGAACTTCTGGCATCAATCCTTTGAGAACTTATTTCTTTGAAGGAATTTTTCCAACTGCTGTCTCCCCTATTGAACTTTCTTACGATAATGAAAATGCTATTGAAGAGTTCAGTGTGACTTTCCAAGTTCAGTACTGGATTGCTGGTTCTAACACTGCTAGCGGTGCCGCAAGTGATCAAACTACACAGGTTATCATCTGATAAATATATCAGAAGAAGTGCGATTGCATAGTAATTATGTCTACTAGATTATTTGGATTTTCAATTGAAGATACTGAAAAAACCCCACCCAGTGTAGTATCTCCCGTCCCCCCAAGTGAGGGGGACGAGAATAATTACTACCTGAGTAGCGGGTTTTTCGGTAGCTATGTAGATATTGAAGGTGTATATAAAACAGAATTTGATCTGATCAAACGTTATCGCGAGATGGCACTTCATCCAGAAGTTGATGGTGCTATAGAAGATATTGTAAATGAAGCAGTTGTATCTGATACAAATGATACACCTGTTCAAATAGAACTGTCGAATTTGAATGCCAGTGATGGCATCAAAAAGAAAATTCGTAAAGAATTTAAGTATATTCTCGATCTACTTGATTTCAATAATAAAGCACACGAAATCTATAGGAATTGGTACGTTGATGGTAGATTATATTACCACAAGGTGATTGATTTAAAAAATCCTCAAGACGGCATTCAAGAGTTACGTTATATTGACGCAATGAAGATGCGTTATGTTCGTCAACTTAAGAAAAAAGGATCAGATAGTTTAAGATCCGCACAACTTCAATATTCCGAAAACGATAGGTTAGCGTATGACTTCCCCGAAGTGGAAGAGTACTTCATGTATAACCCATCGTTAGGATCATCAAATAATACTATTGCTTCTGGTTATGGTGGAAATGATCCCAAGAAAGCAATCAAATTATCAAAAGATTCAGTCACTTATTGCACTTCTGGACTAGTAGATAGAAATAAGGGATCAACTCTATCATATCTTCACAAAGCAATCAAGGCACTCAATCAACTTAGAATGATTGAGGATAGTTTGGTTATCTATCGTTTAAGTAGAGCACCAGAACGTCGTATTTTCTACATTGATGTTGGCAATCTCCCAAAAGTCAAGGCAGAACAATATCTGCGTGATGTCATGATGCGTTATCGTAACAAACTTGTATATGATGCAAACACAGGAGAAATTCGTGATGACAAAAAATTTATGTCCATGATGGAAGACTTCTGGCTTCCTAGGCGTGAGGGTGGTAGAGGAACTGAGATCACCACTCTTCCTGGTGGACAAAATCTTGGCGAAATCACTGACATAAATTACTTTCAAAGAAAACTTTTCAAGTCTTTGAATGTTCCTACTTCAAGAATTGAAGGTGAAGGTGGATTTAATCTTGGAAGATCTTCTGAGATTCTGAGAGATGAAGTCAAGTTCAGTAAATTTGTTGGACGTTTGAGAAAGAGATTCTCCAACGTGTTCAATGATATGTTAAGAACTCAACTTCTTCTTAAGAATGTCATCACTCCAGAAGATTGGGATGTGATGAGTGAGCATATTCAATATGATTTCCTCTATGATAATCACTTTGCAGAACTGAAAGAAGCAGAGTTGATGCAAGAGAGACTTGGACTTCTTCAAACTGCTGAACCCTATATTGGTAAGTATTACTCTCAGGATTATGTAAGACGTAATGTCTTACGTCAGACTGATGAGGAAATTATTGAGCAAGATGCATTGATTGAAAAGGAAATTAAGGATGGAGTTATCCCTGATCCGGCAACAATCGATCCACAAACAGGAATGCCATTTGAACCTGAAGGTGGAGGAGGGGATTTAGGTGCGCCTGTTATGGAACCAGAAATTGACGATTCTTCTGTAGAGGCACCCGAAATTAAAATGCCCAAAGGCGGGGAAATATAAATAATTTCACCGTTTACTATACAATTTAATGGAAGAACTCTTAGATATGATTTCTGCTGATGAATCACCTTCCCAAATCAGTGACAAAATCAAAGATATTCTTTTTTCTAAATCCGCAGAAAGAATTGATGCATTCAAACCAGTAGCAGCAGATTCACTTTTTGGTGATGATTCTGAACTTGAAGATGAAATTGCTGATGTTGAAGAAGAATCTGAGTAAGTATAAATAAAACATACACTAGGGATTATCAATGGCTAGGACATTAATTATCGGTAATGAAATTGCGGTCCCTACTGCTGCTGGTTCTGCTACTTCATTAGAGCAAGCTACGGTAGTGAGAGTAGTTAATGTTTCTGGCTCCTCTGCTACTGTTGGCGTCTCAACTTTGGTTGGTGCAGCTACAACTAATTTTATCACTGTTCCAGACGGAACTGTTGAATATGTTGAGAAAAAACCAAATGATGTTGTATATGGAACTGGTACATCCAGAGCCGCTAAAGTAGGTTACACAGGTTAAATCAATGAAACTCATCAGGGAAGAAATCGAAACAGTTGAATTTCTTGTCGAAAATAAAAACGGCAAGAAATCCATGTACATTGAAGGTGTTTTCCTTCAAGGAAACATTAAAAATCGTAATGGTAGAATGTATCCTATGGAGACTCTCCGTAAGGAAGTTTGTAGATATAACGAAAATCATGTTCAAGCAGGTAGAGCACTTGGTGAACTTGGACATCCGGATGGACCAACCGTCAATCTTGACAGAGTTTCCCACAAAATTGTCTCTTTGAGAGAGTCTGGTTCTAACTTCATTGGAAAAGCAAAAATCCTCAACACTCCAATGGGCAAAATTGCTTCTTCTTTAATTGAAGAAGGAGTAAAACTTGGTGTTTCTTCTAGAGGTATTGGTTCTTTGAAGATGACTCGCGAAGGAGTCAATATTGTTGGCGATGATTTTATGTTAGCAACTGCTGCAGACATCGTTGCTGATCCATCTGCACCTGATGCATTTGTTGAGGGGATCATGGAAGGAAAGGATTGGGTATGGGATGGTGGCATTCTCCGCGAAAAATTTGCAGAAAAAACATACAAAGAGATCAACACTCTTGTCACTCAAAAACAACTTGATGAGAAAAAATTAGATCTATTTAATGATTTTCTAAATAACCTCTGATTCATTAAATATATTAATTTATAAATAAATATAGTTTTAAAAAACGGAAAAAACGGAGAGTCAAAATGTCTCGTGGTAAAAAATTACAAGAAATGGAAGTAAAGACACAGCAATCCAAAACCGCTGTTAATTCTGGAGCAAAAGCTGCAGATCCGATGGATACTTCAGTTGCTGGTTCTTACGAAGATCTTGGTGGGCCTACCCCTGAGAATTATAAACCCGATGATGATTCGGCAAAATTAAACACACCAGGCAAAACTCTTAAGCAAGTAAGAGACGTAGTGAATAAAGGTGCAAGAACAGCAGATTCTATGCCTACCATGAAGAAAGAAGAAGAAGAACTCTCCGTAGAAGATACCATTGAAGAGGAAGAGGTAACAACTGACGAAGTAGTTGCTGAAGAAGAAACTTCTGAGGACGAAGTTGTTACCGAGTATGACATCGAAGAAGATGTTAATGCTCTCCTCGGTGGCGAAGAACTCTCTGAAGAGTTCAAAGAAAAAGCAAAGACTATCTTTGAAGCAGCAATCAATGCTAAGGTTGCTGATATTAAAGAAGAACTGGAAGCACAGTATGCTGCTGCGCTTTCGGAAGAAGTCGAAGCAGCAAAAGAATCCCTTTCTGAGCGTGTGGACTCCTATCTGGAGTACGTCGCTGATGAGTGGTTCACTGAAAATGCCCTTGCTGTTGAGCAAGGATTAAAAACTGATATGACTGAATCATTCCTGAACGGAATGAAGAGTCTTTTTGAAGAACATTATGTAACAATCCCTGAAGATAAATATGATGTGCTTGAGAGCATGGTAGAAAAACTTGATGATATGGAGACAAAACTCAACGAGCAAATTGAGAAAAATATTGCTCTGAACGGCAGACTTGCTGAGTCTGTTGCAGAGGGTATTCTCGATGACGTTTCTGAGGGACTTGCGTCTACTCAGAAAGAGAAACTCGCTTCACTTTCCGAAAGTGTTGAGTTTGAAAGTGAAGAATCTTATCGTGAAAAACTGGAGACATTAAAGGAGTCGTATTTCTCCTCAACTCCATCCACTACTAAAACTGAAACCCTGTCTGAGGGTGTAGACAGCGCACCAGTTTCTATTACTGGTTCGATGGATGCATACCTGAGAACTTTGGGTAACTTTAGTAAGTGATTGAATTCAACATTAAATCAAACGTAAACATTAAACTTTAAAGCAAATGTTCCAATCCGAGCAATTGCAGGAAAAGTGGAAGCCTCTTCTTGAGTATGAGGGCCTTGAATCAATCAAGGATCCCCATAGAAAAGCTGTTACCGCTGTCCTGCTCGAAAACCAAGAAAAATTCCTCCGTGAGCAATCTGCCTTCAACGATGGCGGAATGCTTAACGAGCAACCAACCAACCAAGTAGGTAACGGTGGATTCACCGGTTCCTCTGCTGCTGGTGGCCCTACCGCAGGTTTCGATCCCGTTCTGATCTCCTTGATCAGACGCTCTATGCCTAACCTCATCGCATATGATCTGGCTGGCGTCCAACCAATGAGTGGCCCAACTGGACTCATCTTTGCGATGCGCTCCCGTTATCAGAACCAGTCTGGTGCAGAAACCTTCTTCGATGAAGTTGATTCCGCATTCTCTGGACAGGACTTCGGACGCGATCTGGAAGGTGGATTCTCCGATGGCACCGCTGGTATGGGTACTACCGCTCAGAGCGGCACTAACCCATCTGTCCTGAACCCTGTCGGTTCTGCTAACTCCAACGCATATAACGTTGGACAAGGAATGCAAACTGGCGATGCTGAGAGCCTTGATGGCACCGGCAACGATGCATTCAACCAGATGGCATTCTCGATCGAGAAAGTCACTGTAACCGCTAAGTCCAGAGCTCTGAAAGCAGAGTACTCCTTGGAACTGGCACAGGATCTGAAGGCAATTCACGGACTGAATGCTGAAGCAGAACTCGCTAACATCCTTAGCACTGAGATTCTTGCTGAAATCAACCGCGAAGTCATCAGAACCATCTATAAGGTTGCTGAGCAAGGTGCTGTACAAAACACCGCTACCGCTGGCGTCTTTGACTTAGACGTTGACTCTAACGGACGTTGGAGTGTTGAGAAGTTCAAGGGACTCCTTTTCCAAATCGAGCGTGATGCTAACGCAATCGCACAAAGAACTCGTAGAGGAAAGGGCAACATCATCATGTGTTCTGCAGACGTTGCTTCTGCACTTACCATGGCTGGTGTTCTCGATTACACCCCTGCGCTGAACGCAAACCTCAACGTTGATGACACTGGTAACACCTTCGCTGGTGTTCTGCAAGGTAAGTATCGTGTATACATCGATCCTTATGCTGCTAACCTGACTTCTGCTAACGCAACTCCAGGCAACCAGTACTACGTTGTTGGTTATAAGGGTACTTCTCCTTATGACGCTGGTATCTTCTACTGCCCATACGTTCCTCTTCAGATGGTTCGTGCAGTTGGAGAGAACTCCTTCCAGCCTAAGATCGGATTCAAGACGCGCTACGGCCTTGTCGCGAACCCCTTCGCTGAAGGAACCAACCAAGGACTTGGCGCTCTGCAAGTCAACGCTAACCGCTACTACAGAAGAGTTGCAGTTAAAAACCTCATGTGATATAATTTATATCCGTGTGGAGGAAGTGCTAGGGGGAACCGAAAGGTTTCCCTTTTTTTATATCTCTAAATAGTTAGAAAGTTTTGGGAAGATGAGGACATTCGCAGAATTTGTAGAACTTCAAGAGACATCTCTGAATAGAATTCGTTCCAAGTCTGGTAAGGGTGGAATGGCAATTCTATCTGGACAACGTGGAGATAAGTCCTCCAAAGAAAATAAAGAAAGAAGTAAGAGAACTGAAAGAAGAATTCGTGGTGCTGGACTGCCTGGCCCCACAAAAGTATCTGGTAGATACACAGAGAACCCTGGAACTGATAAGGAGAAGAAAGTGGGAGAGAAGTCCCATGTAGTTTCTTCTGGTAAGATGGGCAAGAAGAAGTTTAAGAAGACAGTTGAGAAACTGGGCACAGAGGGTGGACTTAAGCACAAAAAGAATGTAAAAGGTTCAGCAAAAGACGATCAGGATTCAGTATTGATCCAACGTAAGAAAGGTGGATCTGCTACACTCAAAGGAACCTCCAAAACATCTTGGCCAGGTAAGGGTAAGAACGTTAAAGTAGGGAAGATGAGGCCAGGACGCACTGGTGAATTTGACACCAAAGTCAAAAACAAAACATTTACTTATGAATAAACTCCCAAATATTTAAAAAAAGATGTCTGATGCCACAAGAAGTCCCTATGATAATCAAGTAGAAAATAGAAATTTTCTGTCTCCACAGGGGTTTAAATTTGTTTTAAATAAAG